ACCTGAAGCGCGCTTGCTTCGCAACTCTCGAGAGCGTGCATCCCGGTGTAGCGGTAGATCTCTTGGGTGTACATGTAGCCGATGAAGAGTAGCTTTATCATTGAGCTTCTCCGAGGCGCTTTTCGGGCCACGATTGAATGAACGAGGGAGCTTCTTGATGCGAGGCATGGGGAGATGTTTCCACGTCCGGCCGTGCACCGCGTCGTAAAGCGTTTTGTATGGGACGGATTTGAGGATCGCGATGCAGCGAATGCACAAGTCACGTTCCCAATAGAGGCGCCGCGATTCGAGTACGACTTCCTCATCGAGGATTGCTCGCGGATGGTCTTCGCCTTGTGCCGGACCAAGTCTACCGAGTCCCATTGTCTGGCTCCTTTTCGACGGGAATGGGCCTGCATGTTAGTTGGAGGAAGGGCATTAGTTCTTCCTCGCGAAGGCAAATGTCTCCGGCTTTCGCGTGGTTAACCCAGATGCCGACATGATAGTGGCTGCCGAGAAGTTCCGCACGGACGGACGTGATGGGTGGCTTGCCGATGTAAGTGAAAGTTGGCACTAGACATTCTCCTCCCAAAGATTTGTAACACAACCATTGCATGGCGGATGGTTGTGGCAATTGCAACTCCATTCTATTAGTTGTTCGGTGATTGGATGCACATTCCCGCCCAGGGAATCGATGTGATAACGATCTCCGTAGTTATCGACATGCGTATCGTCTCGTGGGATGCGTTCCATACAATCTTCGCACCAGAAGGCGGTTATGGTTGGCATCTTAGTCGACCACCGCAACGGGGTTCCACACACGGAACTCAAAGTCCATTTCGAGGAACGGCTCGGGGTCGAGGTGATCGCAGGCTTCGAAGAATCCGCAGCCACCGTAGTTCGTGCAGGCGGAGTCGAAGTCTTGCATGAATGCATCGACGCCATATTGCATGTAGCGCTGCCAGTCCTCGGCCATGCGGTTGATGGTGCCGACCGTGGCATCGAGCCAGCGTTTGATTTCCCAGTCGTGGCGATAGGTCACCGCGTCGAGGTGTTTGATCTGGGTCTTCTGAATCGCGGCGCCCCGGATCACAGCGCCATCGACGTTGATGCCGTTCTCGCGGGCGGCCCAGACATAGCCGGTGAACTGACCCCGGAGATGCCATTGCCGTGCCCAGTTGTGGGCGAAGGCCTTGGTCGTCTTGTCGTCGTAGATGAAGAGCTTGTTGCCCATGCCGTGCCATTCGACAATCATGTCGCAGCGCCCCGCGAGGAGAACGGGATCGCCGGTGACGGGGTGAGTAGTGCCGGGGAACGGGTGGGCGAACGAGTACTCAATCATCGGTCGCCCGTAGAAAACGTGGGGAGCGAGATGGTCGGTGTCGAGCGGCCACTCCTTGAAGTAGGAGAGGTAGGCGGCTGCGGTACGCTCCCAGGTTTTGTATTCCCCGTCGGGTGGGACGTAGTCACCGTAGGCGGTCGTCAGAGCAAGGAAGCCAAGTTCGATGGCAACATCGGCCGGAAGTTTGAGTTCGTAGAAGGAGCGGCGGGCGATTTCCATCCCCGAGGCGTAGGCTCCGCCGGCGTTGAAGTGGACGTTACGGCGCTTCGCGTGGAGGTTCCGGCAGAACTCGTAGAAGAAGCGGCGCGGGCACGACCGATATGCGGAAAGCATGGTCGAATCGACAAAAGTCGGAAAGGTAATGGAACCAGCCGGAGGTGCATGGAGAGGAACCGACGGGTCCACCCACTCGTCGCTGAGCACAGCCGGGATTTCAATCGCTGGGCGAGAGTGGGGGATGTAGAGTTCGTAATCATTCTTCGTCTGAAGAAGATAGCGCCTTGTTGAGTCGAGCAGCATAGACAGATTCTCCACGTTTGAATGTAAGTTCGTTGGCTCGGATGGTGGCTTCCATGCGCTCGGCGAATTGGGTGAACTCACGGAGCGATTGACGAAAGCGATAGAATTCATTGCGAGTTGATTCACATTCGCCCGGGGTGTCGAGAAAGAGGGAAACTTCCCCACCCCGGGCGATACGTTCGACCATCGCAAAGAAAGCTGGGTCATAGTCGAGAAGTTTCTTGGACATCAGAGGAGGGCTCCGATACCAGCGCCGAGCATGAGGACGAACACGTCGAGTGCAGAGCCGAAGCCGATACGAAACGATCGGTGCTGGATGAACTCACGTGCGAGGCCGATCAAAACGGTGATGAGAAAGGCAAGCCACGCAGCCATGCCTATGCGGAGAAAGAAGACGATTGCGAATGCGGCGAGCGCGTGGAGCACTTGGTCGAGAAATTCCTGTTTGATAGTGTCAGCCATTAGAGGAGGTCTCCGAGGTCGACGGTTTTCGACGGGGGCGCTGCCTTGCGCGTCGTCGTGGCCTTGGTGGACGCGGCATCCGCCGCTTCGATTGCCCCCGCACGATGCGGTACGAGGTGTTCAATTGCGGCGCGTACTTCCGCACGGGAGATCTCATCCCCGTTGAGGACGCGGCGCCGCAGGTCGTGGATTTCGAATTCGCTCATGGGAAGTTCACCGCTACGTGGCCGGGAACCCAGCAGATGCAGGTGATGCCGGCGGAGTTGTTGACGAGGAGTTCGCTGAGGTCTTCATCGTCGAGTTCGAGTTCAGGCCTCTGTTCGGCGATATCGCCGAGGGTGATTTCTTCGACGTCCTTGCCGGTTTCGACGTAGACATAGTCGTTGTCACCCATGGCCTCATCGGTGAAGATGATGGTGTATTGCATGTGATGCTCCTTTTGAGTATTAGGTTGCGATTGTAACACAGGGCGCGCGACTGGTCAAGTTTCGCGCGTCGCGTTGCGCGCGAGTTGGCGGAGGCGCCGCGCCCGTTCCTTCGCGCCTTGCGCTGGGCGGGGTTTCGGTTGCCGTGGAATGGTGAGGTTGAGCTGCTCCGCCGCTTCGGGGGTGACGCGCGGGACCTCGACCGCGTAGGCTGCGAGGAGCGCAGCGATCATTGCACTTCGATGACTCATAATTCGACCTCGACTTCGCCGGCGAGCCACTTTTTGAGGAGTTGCTCGACGAGTTTGGATTGAGCACCGTAGGCTGGCTTCGATGGGTCACGCCACGATGCGGATAGGGTGATGAGTTTCTTGTCGATGGCTTCGACCAGCGGGCCGGGAAGCTTCGCCTTGAACTCGATCGTTGGAACGAGAAAGGGACGTTTGCCACGAGGCATTTTAAATCTCCAGATGCAGTTTGAAGATGAAAGTCTTAAGCCGGGCGCCCCGGCCAGCGCGGCGTTCGTCACGCTTCTTGGCGTCATAAGCGACGTTGATCGCTTCGGTTTGCGAAGAAGCTTGGCGAAGGACGAATTGGATGCCATTGTTGTAGTTGCCGACGACCACGTAGGGCTTCATCAATGGTTCGCGAAATTTGAGGTTGAAGCGACTCATTTTGAAGGCTCCGGATTTGAGGGCCAGTTGCCGATGTGGACTCCATCGGTGAGGATGATGGAGAGTCGGCGGAGTTTTTCTTTGACTGCACACGGCCGGATGAGGATCTCATAGACGACTTTCTTTGTCGAGTCGAGATGTTGGGTTGGAACGACATCAAGGATGATGCTCGCGAGAGATGCAACGTGAGATGGTGTGGGTGTCATTGGCCGTCCTCGTATTTAGCAGCGATTGTAATGACGTCGTGGTGAGAAATGGCGCCCGACTCAAGCATTGCGTTGAGCAGAGCTTTGGAGTTGTCGGAACTGACGTAGACTGTGTCGTGGCGGGTGGTACCGTCGGACGCGTAGACTACGAGCTGTTCGGGGATGGCCGGATGCGTTGCAGCATAGAGGCCATCGCCGAGATAGGTTTCGTTGAGCATGGGAATCTCCTTTAAGTGGCCCGATATTATAGCATTATCGGGCCTGTTTGTCAAACGTTCGCCCCGTTATGCAGCCATTTCCTCGGGGTCGTACATGAGGGTGAGAATCGACTTGGCACGAGTTTGCGCCACGTAGAGAAGGTTGTTCTCTTGGATGATGTCGACTTCGGTCTTCGCAAAGCGAGAGGGGATGAGGTCGGGGCGAAGGATGATTACTTCGTCGGCCTCGAGACCTTTCGATTTGTGGATGGTGCAGAGGAGAGGGCCGTCCTTGCCGCGAAAGAGCTGGGCGATGAGCCGCTTCAGCGACATGACGTCGACGACCATCACATCCGAACAGAGGGAGGTCAAGGCGTCGAACTTGTCTTGCGCTGCGGCCAGGGCGCCCATCCGGCCTTGCTCGTAGCAAGAGCGCTCGGTTTCACGGAACCAGTCGTTGAGGACGGCGACGAACTCGTCGATGGGCATCGCATTGCGCTTCTTCGAGAGAGTGTCGACGAAGAAGGTGATGGAGCCCTCGAGATTCGAGCGGATGGTGAATTGGCGCTGTTCGGCGAGCATACGAAGGCCGAGCTTGATGAGCGGCTTGTTCTGACGACAGATGATGAGCGGTTCGTGCTTTGCCCCGTTCTGGAAGAAGTACGAGAGTTCGGTCGGGATCTCGTTCTCGACGATGACCTGGCCGGGCGGGGCGCCCTCGCGAGCGGTGAGGTGGGGGACCCAAGAGCGGGCGAGGTCGACCACTCGTTGGGGGCAGCGATAGGTTACGGAGAGCGGGAGTTCGGTCATGTCGAAGCGGAGCTTCAGGTCGTCCATCGAGGAGGGCGTGGCGCCCCGGAAGGCGTAGATGGACTGGGCTCGGTCACCGACGCACACGATTTGCCGCGCGTTGAGCTTGGCGATGATCTCGTGTTGGAGGCGATTGAGGTCTTGCACTTCGTCGACGAAGACGCGATCGAATTGCGGCCAGGGGGTGCGGAGGCGGAAGGGAAGCCATAGCATGTCGTCGAAGTCGATGACGTCGGTGATGTTGGCGGAGACGCGGAAGGCGCGGGCTGCGATTGAAGCAATCGTGTGGCGCTTCATCTCGCCTTCTTCGAGGTCGAGGTCATCGAAGATTTCAAGCATTTGCGCTGCGGTTGGGTCTTCTTCGAAGAAGAGGGCACGCGCCTTGACGGCCGAGCACATCTTGATGATCATCTCGCCGTAGTCGAGATCCGCATCGCGGCCTCGGAAATTCTCGGGAAGGAGTTCGTTGCAGATGTTCCGCATCTTGCGGCCATCGATTTCCCCTTTCCAGCCACCCTTGCGGAGAGCAGAGAGGCCGAAGGCGTGGAACGTTTTGGCTTGGACGTGGGAGGGGACGCGTACGGCAAGTTCGTCCGCGATGGCCTTGTTGAAGGCGAGAAAGGCAATCAACTCTCGAGGAGAGGTGAAGCGAAGACCATGGACGATGGTCGTGGTCTTGCCTGAGCCGGCGACCGCTTGGATGAGGATGTTGCGTACGCCGAGGGATATCTCCTTGTAGATGGCAAGCTGCATCGGGGACCACTCACCGCCGTGGGCGGGCTGGCCGAAGTCGAATGACGGCGGGGCGGAGGGTGCCATCATGAGGTCGTCGAGATTAATGGACATTTTTGTTCTCCTCCGGTTCAGCGGAAAAGGTGTCGAGCGCGGCGTATGCTCGTTGACGAATCGTCGAAGGGTCGTTGGTCGCCGTTGCGCGGAAGTAGGAAGGGAGGAAGACGTTGGCGCCGACGTACTTCATCATGACGTTGATGAGGATGGCGATGTCCTTGTCGTTGAGGTCGCGTTGCACGGAGTGCGGGCCGTAATCGTTCATGAGTTGCATGATCGATTGGGCGTTGGCGATGGCCCATTGGGAAAAAGCTTCGGAGAGGATTTCTTCGCGAATAGCGAGGAGTTGCGCATCGTCCCGCGAAGCAAGGAAGGACTTTGTCATCTTTGCAACGATTGCCATGAATTTATGCTTGTTCATCGAGGTTCTCCGTGAGAGAGTTGAGTTCTTCGACTATCGAGTAGGCGAAGCGTATGGTATCGATATCATGTTGGAGTTCACGGATGTGTGAACCCCCGGTCGATGCGGGTGCATCGGGCGATGTGAAGCGGGCGGGGCGCTTCCGCACGAGGTGCTGGGCGGAGAGGATGATCTCGGCGTCAACGGGAGATGCGGATGCAGCGAGTACTGCGTAGTGGCCGGAGATGAGAGGACCGGCAACGACTGGGGGATAGAACTTCGGTTGCTGCCTGAGGCAGAGGTGACAGCGACCGATTTGCCGCTCGGTCCAGATGACCTCGTAGTGGAGGGAATTGGGGTCACGCCATGGCTCGTCGCGATATTCTGTACGGTTGCGATAGACATGCTTCGTGAGGGGGAGGAGGGAGGTTGGAGTTTCGAATGAAGCGCCGCAGGTGCAACGAGTGCGGAGCCAGAAGGTTACGAAGCATTCGACCTTTGAGCGGTCGACCGCGACGCGGGGTTCGGTGCGGGCGATTTCTTCCCGGATGCGTTGGAGTGAGGATTTGATGGTTGAATGGCTGCGCTTGCGTTCCTCGCGCTCGGCGATCGCGGAGTCGCGGTCTTCGGGCGGGAGAAGATCGTCGAGAGAGACGATAAGGTCGGATAGGTCGACCTTTTTTGTTAATCGTCCTTTACCCATTGGAAAAGCCTCCACTAAGGGATTGTCGGTTATACGTGTCCTCGCCCGGCGACGTGTTGTCTGGGGCGATTACGCCCATTATACCGCGCATCGGGGGGCATTGTCAACCTTTCGCCGCGCCGCACGAGCGGGTCATTTGAAAACATCCGCGATGATGGAGTCGAGTTGGTCGACCGGGGCGCCCATCAAGTCGTCGAGGGTGCGGGGCGTGAGCTGGGCAAGTTGGGCGTTGAGGGAATCGTACATGGGATTCGTGTCCTTGTGGCGGAAGATGAGTGTGCAGGGCGTGGAGGGTGGGTACTTCGTCCAGAGCATCGACGCGGCGACCTCCGCATCGATTGCAACGAGGAGCGCCTCGAACATCATCGAGATGCGGTACTTGTTCGCGTAGTCGATCTGTGCGGCTTTCGGGCGACGAGAGTCGGTCGCGGCGCGTGCGATGGAGGAGCGGTAGCCGTAGAACTTCTTCCGAAGTTCCATTGCCTGCCCCGCTGGGAGTTGGAATTCGATGTGTGGTGTGCCTTGTTCCATCTTCTCGACGAGGGAGTGGAAGAAGGAGGGATATGCCTCGGGGACGCGTGGGTAGGACATGAGAATCTCCATTAAGCGGCCCATTAATTGAGAATTAAGGGGCCACATTGTTGACATTCGGTGAGTTCGCGCATGATACATGAACGGGGCGCACATGTCAAGGAGTCGAGGGAGGGCGACGTAGAGCGCTATGCGGGGTTCATGCGAGTATGATGCGGGTATGATGCGGTAGGGCGCAGCCGTGACCCCGGTCTTTGCTCACATTCCCTTGCTCTCTCTCTTCTTTTAAAAAAAAAATAAAAGAGAGAACAGAGTGGAGAGGGAGGGGAATGGGGAGAAAGGGGGGTCAGCGGTAGGCGTTAGCGCATCATCCCCGCATCATATGCGCATTATCCCCGCACCATCATCGAGTTGCCGCGTAGCGGTGCGCGTAGCGCGAGGGGTTGACACGCGCCCCGCGAGGTGGTAAAGTGCGCCTGTTGTTGGGGTATGGTGCCCTGACGGTTTTGAGGCAAAGCCTCGGAGAAAGAAAATGGCTGAACGTAACAATCCCTATAGCATGTCGTACGACCTCGATGAGGCGAACATGCAGATCGTCGCCACGCTGCGCGAGAAGAACGGCAATGATGAGATCGTGCCGATCGACAAGACCGTGTTCGAATACGTCGAGGTGCACAGTGATCTGTTGAATTTCGTGAACTTGTATGGTCTGTCGAAGTTGTGCCAGGATCGGTCGAGTGATGTGAAGGCTGGGCCGGAGAAGCTCGCTGCGCTGCGCGAGGTGTTCAACCAGCTGGTCGCTGGCCAGAAGGAACGCGCAAGGGTCGTGGGTTCGCCGGTGGTGAGCGTCGAGGTCGAGGCGCTGGCGCGTATCAAGGGAATCAGCATTCCGGATGCGCAGCGTGCGTTGAAGAACTACGACAAGGAGCAGAAGGAGAAGATCCTCGCGAACCCGAAGATCGTCGAGGTTGCTCGCCAGATCGAACAGGAGCGTGCAAGCGCCGAGGTGACGATCGAACTGGACGACATGCTGGCCGCGTAAGCGGTCGAACATTGCGCAACCCTCCCTGCGCAGTGTATTAAGGGCCTTCGGGCCCTTTTTTTTTCGCCTGTGCTGAACGTTACATGTGGCCCGAGATGGTGGGGCGACATGGATGTGAAAAAGTTCGCGAGAATTGGAAATGAAATGATGATGAGGTGAGAGAGGAGGGGAATGTGATGATGCGAAGCATCCGCAGGCGCCCCGCGCGTTGCGGCGTGTCATATATTGAGTTTTATCCCACAAATGGGGAAGAAATAAAAAAAGAAAATAGAGAGAGGGGGCGCGTCCTTGCGCCCCGCCTAGCCTAGTCGAATCGACGCACGCGCCGGATAAACGCTCGGTCAACCTTGATCGCTTGCCTCGGCAGTTCACCGCGCCTCACCGCGTCGATAACCTTGCCGATCAATTCTTCGTTGATCCGCTCTTGCTGCCGCTTCGCGCGGCGTATCTCCTCGTCCAGTACGTCAAGCGCGTCAAGGCACTGGTCGATGGTTTCGCATGGATTGCTCATGATAGTCTCCTAAAAAGGGGGCACGTCCTTGTGCCCGATATGGTTAGTCGATCAGGTCGTCCAAGTCGACCTCGTTACCGCTCTCGTTGCGTGCTGCGGCGATCTCCTCAGCCCGCTTCGCCACGCGCGGATTTGCCTTAATGGCTTCCTTCTGTTCGTCCGTGTACGCTTTGAGTGACTTCTGAATGTCGGCGACCGTGACGCTCTTGATCTCCGCAAGAGCCTCGATCCACGCGGCGACGACCGGACCCGTGCGCGCGGCTTCGCGTTCCCAGATCCCATCGCACAGGTCTTTCCAAACCTGATTGATCCGCGTGATTTTGTCCAACCCCATGTCGACCTGCGATGCACGGTCCATGCCGAGTTTCGCGAGCCCATAATCGAACACGCGGTCGGCCATGTCGGCTGGCATTTCGCCCGCACGCGGCGCACACGCTGTGCGCGAGAGGATGAGGTCGCTGTCCGCTTTCGCTTCACTCGGTTTCCCTTTGTGCAGTGCGATAGCCATCAAGCGGCCATCCTCGTCGACCATGCGCATCAAGCCGGGGGTGCCAATTTTCTTTGCCATGTTCATATCCTCGAATAGTTGATGGTTCCACGTGGAACATCGGCACGCGCAATGCGGCTCGTGTGCTCCACGTAGTGGGGGGTGACGTCAAGACGGGGTATACCCGACCTTGCCCCTGCTGGCTTCCTTTGCCGTGCCTCAGCATCCTGTCTCGCTGAAAGCGTAGCCAGCTTAGCAGGTTTCGATCCTCTTGTCAAGCATCGCGCGGCCGCAGGGGTGGGCCGCCATGCCCCCATGGGGGGCCGGGCCATCCGCCATTTAAGGCACCACTTCCCCGCGTTATAGATTTTGAGTATTAAAAGGCCCTTTATTAAATAATTATCAGCCCCCTTTAGAACGCTTCCCCCCACCATCCATCGCGCACGGCCATCTTGCATCCACCTTCGTCCGCTGCTACAATCCCCTTCGAAGCAAAACCCGACGGGGCGCCCCCGCATGGCCTTCACCGACAATTTGAAGAGCATCGTCCGCACTGTAGCACCGGCTATCGGGACTGCGCTCGCGGGCCCACTCGGTGGCTCTGCGGTACGATACCTTGCGGATAAATTCCTCGGGAAGCCCGATGCGAGCGAAGCCGAGGTCGCAGAGGCGATTGCGGGGGCGTCCCCGGAGCAGCTCATTCGGCTCAAAGAACTCGATAACGACTTCGCGAAGCACATGGCCTCGCTCGGCGTCGACCTCGAGCGCATTGCGCAGCAGGACCGCTCTTCTGCTCGAGAGCTCGCGAAGGTCAACAACTGGCCTCACATCGTCCTCTCGACGATTTACACCGCAGGTTACTTCTACGTTTTGAACATGTTCTTCATCGGACAGTTCAACGTACCGACTGCGAACTCTGGGCTCGCCGAAGGTCTCGTCCTTGTACTAACGACGGCGCAAACCCTCATCCTTCAGTTCTGGTTCGGCTCATCGGTCGGGTCGAAAGTCAAAGATGTCCACCTCGCCAACTCGCAACCGGTGATGCAATGAGTGCTCAACCTATCGACGTGATGCGCGAGCAGCATCACAAGATGATTGACTGGATGCTCGCACATTTTCGCGGCAAAGGTTCGCTCCAGCAGATGGCTGATGCGTTCGGCTACTCCTATGCGTACCTTTCGACCGTCATCAACTCGGACATGTTCAAGGCCGAACTGGCACGGCGCCGGGAGATGGTCAATACGGTCTTCGCTGGCAAGGTCGTCGAGCAGACCTACGAAAACGCATCGCGAAGCGCCCAGCTGCTCAACAAGTATCTCGAAACTATCGAGGTGACGGACGATGATTTCGATCCTCGTCTTGTGCTCGATATCAATGACCGGACGATGAAGCAGCTGGGCTATGCCCCGAACAAGCCGGTCCACGTCAACATCAGTGACAATAGTGTGCACGTTACTCAGGTAGCCGTCGAGGCTAATGTGGCTGCGGCAGCTCGCGAGCGGATGATGAATCGCGCTCGTCAAGGGACCACGATCGATGGCGAAGCATCGCCAAGTAACGGGTGACGTTAAGTGGGCGCGGTTCACAACCGAACCTCTTTTCGCCAAGCGCCAGCGCAAGAGACATGGCGCGAGGGCGAGAGGCAAGCAGTACGAGACCCGGGCGCTATCTGCGCTTGTGGACATGTACGGGGGGAGAGTGCTCAATTCACCCTGGATAGAATATCTGGATGCGAACGGGCATCATTGGTGTCAGCCAGATTCTTTACTCTTCAATGTCGAGAAGGGTATTATCACCATTATCGAGGTCAAGTACCAGCACACCGTGGACGCGTGGTTGCAATTACGGAGATTATATCAACCGATTTTGGACCATTTGTTCTTTACCCCCGATCGTTTATGGCAAACGAACGTGGTGGAAATGGTGAGGTGGTACGAGCCTCAGAGCGCTTTTCCAGAAAACATTCGCATGTGTCCGATCTTGCATCAGGCCCATCCGTCGATGTTTAATGTGCATATTTGGAATCCATGACAAACGCGGCGCTACTTGCGGAGCAAATTGCCGATGATCCGACGGTCATGGACGTCTCGGATGTCATTGCCCTTGCGGCCGAAGATTACGAATTCTATACTCGGACGTTCTTTCCGAAGACCTGTCAGAGTGCGACGCCGAAATACCATCTCGACGTCGACTCCGATTTATGTAGTGGGGCTCGTTATGTCGGAATCGAAATCTTTCGCGATGGAGCGAAAACCACGCTCCTTCGGCTATTCGCTTCTAAACGAATTGCGTACTGCATCTCGCGAACCATCATGGTCGTCGGCAAAGGACAAGACCACGCGATCAAAACGATTCGATGGCTCAAGCGTCAGGTCGAATATAACCCGAAATGGAGCGGGGCTTATCGGCTTCGAAAGGGAGACAAGTGGACTGACGAGTGGATCGAAATCATTTCCGACCTCTTCAATGATGTCGACGGTCAGCCCGTTCGAATCAACATCGTTGCATACGGTCTCACCGGACAGATCCGTGGCGTCAACATTGACGACTATCGGCCTGACCTTATCGTTGTTGACGATCCTTGTGATGAGGAGAATACGGGCACACCGGAACAGAGGAAGAAGATCGCTGACCTATTCTTCGGTGCCCTCTCACGTTGTCTCGTACCAAGGGCGGAGAATCCGGCTGCGTTGATGTGCTTGCTGCAGACGAGCCTCCACCCGGAGGATCTCATCAACATGGCGCACCGTGATTCCACGTGGGTCACTCACAAGATTTCCTGTTTCGATGAGCGCGGCAACTCCGTATGGCCGCAGCGCAAACCGACGGAGGAACTCCTCAGAGAGCGTGAGGGCTTCGCTGAACGCGGGCAGCTCGATCTCTGGATGCGGGAGATGGAGTGCACACTCATCAATCCGCAGACCTCGCTTTTCCGCGAGGAATGGCTCAACTATTACGACATTTTGCCCGAGAAATTTGCGGTCATCCTCTCGATCGACCCGGTGCCACCGCCGGACGATTCGCAGATGGTTAAGGGCACGCAAGATAACGACTATGAGGTCATCTGCGCAATCGGCATCTGGCGAGGGAAGAAGTTCCTCCTCGAGTATCGGATGCAGCGCGGTCATCGTCCCGATTGGACGATTACTAATTTCTTCGAAATGGCAACGAAATGGAAGCCGATGTTCATCGCTGTCGAGACCCACAACTATCAGGCGACCCTGAAGTGGATTCTCGAACAGGAAATGAAGAAGCGGAGCCAGTACTATATCGTCGAAGGATTCGGCAAGGGCACCGGGGAAAAAGTAAAGAAGATGCACCTGATAAGTGGTGCGTTCAGTGGCCTTGCCACTCAAAGAGATTTCTACATCAAACCCGATATGGTTGAGTTCATATCGCAGTTCTCGATGTATCCTCGCGTTGGCCACGATGACGTGATTAATGCCGTAGCAATTGCGCTCAAGAAACTCAAGGATAAGGGCGATATCGACGCCTTCCTCGAGGACTTGGAAGAAGAATCGAAGAATGAGCGCGAGGAAGAGTGGGACAGAGGGGCGCCGTGAAGTACGTACATGACGAATTGACCTACGGCACCGAGCGGCACAAACTCGTCCTCGATGCAATCATGCGCCGCGTCCGTTACGCGCGTGAGGAGCGGGGGCGGAACACGGATCGGTGGAAAAAGGACGAGGAACAGTACCTTGCCTTCATGCCGGAGCGGGACGTTGACACGGTCCGCCGCAACATCCGAGAACAAGGAAAGCCGCAATACACGACCCTTTTCGTTCCGTACTCCTACGCTACGCTGATGGCTGCACATTCGTACTGGGTGGCCGCGATGCTCGGCCGTGACCCTGTCTTTCAGTTCGCGGGGCGCCACGGCGAGAGCGAAATGCAGCGCAACGCCGTCGAGGCGGTCTTGGAATATCAGCGGATGGTTGGTGAAATGACCACGAAGCTGTATATTTGGCTCCTCGATGCGGGCAAATATGGCGTTGGATACGTCTGGCCGTACTGGTGTGACGAAGTAAATTACGTCACGGGCATTGAAGAGCGGATGCCGACATGGCTTGGCGTGCCCATACCGGGCGCCACGAAGAAGAAAGTCCGTGTGATTCAGGAAATCCAAGGCTACAGCGGCCACAAATTGATGAATATCCGGCCGGCGAATGCGCTTGCCGACCCTCGTGTTACGCACACGGACATCCAAAAGGGTGAATTCTTCGGTTATGAAGGGACAATCTTCTGGAATGCCCTTGTCTCGGGAGAAAATGAGGGCATTTACTACAACATCGAGCGGGCAAAAGACATCGCAATCAACCCGAAATCGGAGGAAGGTTCCGATCAGGTGATGCGCCCCGACGAGTCGTCGATGCCGGCGGGCGGATATTCGTCGATTGACCCTCGTCTTGATATGAAAAAGTGGAACTATTTCGAGATCTGCATCGAAATTATCCCTCGAGATTGGAAGCTCGGCAGCTCGACGCAGCCGGAGAAGTGGCTCTTTACCGTTCTCGAGGACGGACTTATCGTCGGCTCGCGGCCGCTGGGCGAACATCACAACAAGTTCCCTGTTGGTGTGATGGAATACGAGATTGATGGTTACGCTTTGCACAACCGTTCGATGAGCAACATCCTCGAACCGCTGTCGAATACCATCAATTTCCTTGTCAACCAGCACTTCTACAACGTGCGCAAGACGTTGAACAACGAAATCATCTACGACCCGTCGCGGGTGATGTCGATTGATTTGAAGAGCCCCGATCCCGGCAAGCTCATCCGGTTGAAGCCCGCTGCGTACGGCAGCGACGTGCGAACCGCAGTCACTCAGCTCCAAGTTGCGGACGTGACGCAGGCACATATGCGGGATATCCTCACCGTTATCGACTTCGGTGAGCGAGTCTCCGGTGTCAATGGCAACCTGCAAGGCATCCTCGATCCCCGTGGTCGGAAGACTGCGACGGAAGTGCGCGGGGCGGGCGCCGCCGGGGCTTCTCGACAGAAGACCACCGCTGAGTGGATGGGGGCTCAGGGCTTCCATCCCCTGTCGATGATGCTGCTTGCTGGCACTCAGCAGCACTTGACGATGCAAAGGGGTTATCGGATCGCGGGTGAGACGATGAGGATGCAAGGGCAGAACCTCATCGACGTCGCTCCCGACATGATTCAAGGGTTTTTTGATTTCGTCCCGATATCGGGCGATGCGCCGCAGGATAAATTCGCCATAGCAAGTCTGTGGCGAGACCTGTTCAAAGAAATCGTGATGCTGCCTCCTATTGCGCAGCAGTACAACCTACCCGATTTGTTCGGCTGGATTGCACAACTCGCGGGACTTCGGAACATCGACCGGTTTCGGATTCAACTGACGCCAGACCAGATGCTGGCAGACCAAGCGAGGAGAGGAAATGTCGTACCAATCGGAGGACAAGGGGGCGCCGTCGCCGACATCAGCGGAGCTGCCCGAGGACCAGGAGCTGCCTTTGGAGGTTCAACTGGAGCAGGCCCGGAAAATTCAAGCGGACTTCCTGCACCTAGTCAAATCGCCGGGGTGGGCCCGTCTAGTTAACGAGTTGATCGAGCCCCAGATTCATACTCGGATGCAGGTCGCACGTTACAGTGAATGGAAGTCGATGGATACCATCCTGAACAATGCGGCACTTTTGAACGAAGCGAACGGACTTCAGCTTGTTCAGAAGATGGTGGAAGGGGTACTGGAGGAGCAAGAGGAAACGATTTCCATGCTCTTATCTTTAATGAGGAATGAGGAAGAAGACAATGTCGACGCCAAGTGAACAGATGACACCCCCAGCGGGGAGCCCGGCCGAGGAATCGGCTAATTCGTTCGAGCTTGATGAGTTCGGACAGGATTTTCCTCCTGGTGAATTTGGAGCAGCCATAACGGGCGAACGCCCGCAAGATGCGCCGTCGAATCCGGTGGTGACCGAGGCCAAGGAGACGCCCCCTGTGGCGCCTGCTGCCAAGGAACCCGGACTTGACGAGCAGAAGATGGTCGAGACCCCGCCTGAGGCGGAGGATTTCGGCGAGTCTGTGGCCGCGCCCGCACCGGAGAAGCAGACGGAAGAGACGACACCGCCTGCAGAGACGCCTCCTGTCGAGGCTACACCCGCTATCGTCGGCGAAACGAAGCCCGTCGAAGAAAAGGTGAAGACCCCGGAGGAGCTCACAGCTGAGCGAGTCGAGTTTAAAAAGAAACTCGAAGAGCAGCTGGTGCCCCAGTTTCCCATCTCGGATGAGGAACTGGCGTCCATATCCGATTCCCTTGTTGAACCGCAGGTTCGCAAGGAGAATCTCGCAAAACTCATGTCCCGAGCAACGGTCCACGCCGTTGAGCTGGCCATGGCCGGGATCGCCCCGATGCTGCCGATGATGCTGACGACGGTGCAACGCGCCGAAGCCGAGCATGCAAAGTGGCGGACGACGTTCTTCGGCCAGTTCCCAGATCTGAACAATCCGACCTATGGGCCGACGATTGATCGTGCAGCGCAAGTCCTTGCTGCTGATCGGTCGAAAGGGGCGCTGACGCCGGAACAGTTCATGAAAGAGCTGGGTGTAACCGCCTCGATGATTCTTCGCGTCCCCCTGCCGTCCGCTATCATGCAGGACTTCGCATCGGACCGGACTCCGACCAATGTAACGCCTCCACCTCCGGCACGTCCGGCTGGCGTTCGCGGTCAGGGTACGGCTCCGGGGGCAACCCGAATCACCGAGGAGCTCAACGAATTCGAGGACCTGTAAGGGCCGCAATTCGGAGATACTTCAGTGACTGCAACTGTAATCGCCGGGCTTCGTACGAGCGACAACTTCGCGACCGATGAACGCCCGAAGAACTTCCGAGAGTTCATCCTCTTCCGGAATCCCAACGGGTCCGCCCCGATCACCGCGCTGATGGCCAAGGCCCGCAGCGAGTCGGTCGATGACCCGGAGTTCAGCTGGTGGGACGAGCCGAACGACATCCTTCGCCTGCAAGTGAATGGTGCCGTTGCGTCGTCTGGCACGCTGATCACCATCGACTCCACCGATCCGACGGCAAGTTCGCCGAACAATCGCTGGGCAACTGCCTCCCACCTGGTTCCCGGCGACATGCTGCTCGTCGAGAAGACGGAAACCGCTACCTATGACAACGAAGTGCTGATGGTCCGGAGTGTGATCTCCTCGACCCAGTTCATCGTTGACCGTGGCGTTGGCGGCACCACCGCAGCGACCCTGCCTGACGACTCGTACCTGACGAAGATCGGTACGGCCTTCGGCGAAGGTAGCGCCGCGCCGCGCTCCTCGAGCCGCAATCCGCTGAAGCAGTACAACTACTGCCAGATCTTCAAGACCACCTACTCGCTCAGCGAGACTGTCGCGCGCACCCGCGCTCGTACCGGCGACCCGCAGAAGAACGACAAGAAGCGCAAGGCGTTTGACCACGCCCGCGACATCGAGTTCGCTCTGATGTTCGGTACCCGCTACGAGACCACGGACGACGACGGCAACCCGCTGCGCACCATGGGCGGTCTCCGCTACCTTCTGCCGTCGACTCAGCAGAAGATCTATGGCGGTACGGCGACGTTCGCCACCTTCCTCGACGACGTGTACCCGGTCTTCGACTTCGACACCGAAGCCGGCGACGAGCGCATCGTGTTCTGCGGCAACGGCTTCTTGAACGAAATGAACAAGATGGCCAAGAACAACGGCACGATGTACTTCGGCGACACCATCAAGATGTTCGGCATGAACCTGCGCCAGCTGGTCCTGCCTCAGGGTACCTTGTACCTGAAGACGCATCCGCTGATGAACCGCCATGCCCGGTACACCAACTCGGCTTTCATCCTGGATCCGACGGCGATGATCTGGCGCTACATGCGCGACACCAAGTCGAAGGAGAACATCCAGGGCAATGACGAGGACTCCCGGAAGGGCATGTGGTTGACCGAGGCCGGCCTCGAGCTGCGTTACTTCGGCTTGACCTGCAAGTACCTCGGCAACTTCACTGCGGCGTAAGCTGCACTTGACACAGGAGAAATCGGACATGAGTTCGAAATTTGAAGGTGAAGGTGGCTCGATTTCGGCCACCGTGTGGCGCAAGGGTGTGCGCTTTGGCATCGGTGTTCTCACTGGAACGGGCTCCGGCAATATCTCGCCGTCCTTGACCTATGACTTCCCTCCGATCCTGAACGTGGACCCGAACGGTGGTGCGAGCGATCTGCTGCTGCCGCTGGCGACGGACAAGGGTGCGAAGGGCTTGATGTTCTTCATTACCAACACCGCTGACGCGGCCGAGGCAATCACCCTGAAGACGTCGGCCGATGCTGCACTCTCTCCGTCCATCGACATCGACCGGAACGAAAGTGCAATCGTCTGGTGCGATGGTGCGGTCTGGAAAGGTGGCGTGTTGAAGAACTCCTAAGGTAACGAAGGTGTTATGACGGGCCTGTTAATTGAAACATAACAGGCCCGTTAGTTCAAACTCGGAGGAGTTTAAAATGGCAAAGAAATCAATGAAAGACGCGCCGGAAGTTTGCTGCCGGCCCAATCCTTCGCTTCATCTCGATATTACGGAGGATAACGTCAAGGGTGTTGTTCTCGGAACAGTCGTTGATGTCAAGGCCAAGGGGAAGATTATTTCAGCGCGGCTCCCCGATGACTGGGATAAGGAGAACGATTATCCTGGTTCGATGACGATCGAGCTGCAAGACCTCTCCGTTTCGCATGGAGATAATGAATTCACACTCCT